CCCCGTGCAGACGGCACGTGGGAGTTTACGGTGCGCATGAGTGCTGAGCACAAAGTTGGGATTTTTCGCTGTGTGGTCACCGAGTCTGAGTTTGTTCCTATAGAGGGAGATCTCTTTCTTGTTCGTTTACGAGGTGCCAAGTTCAAGGATATTCGTTCTTACTTGTGCGCTGACTACTACACTCCGCCTCCCTACGGGGGGAAGGCTATGATAGATTCTTGTACGGTGACTGTTCATCAGTCGGGTCGTATTGTGGCTCATGACTCCAATTTTGGAGAGGTGGTTGTCGAGCGACCACTTTCCTATCCGTGGAGTGAGCATGCTTCTGGGAAGTGTGGGCTTCCTCTTGTTGCCCAATTTTCTGGTGGCTCTGGTATTGTCGGCTTTCATGTGGCTGGATCTTCTGGCGAGTTGGCTTTTTCACAGAGCATTCGCAAGGCGGACGTTGATCGCGCCATCAAGTTGTTGGAGAAGGGTAGTTGTGCTCTTTCCATCAACAGTGAAGGTCTTTTACGGCTCCCGTCACGTGTCACGCGCATTGGATCCGTGTCGGAGCGTTCCCCTCTCAATTTTGAGGAAGTACCTGGCTTGAATGTGTACGGTGGCCTGGAAGGCTACTCTGTTCTCAAGTTGGGGAAATCCAAACTCCTCTCGACTCCTTTTGTGCACTATGCTGAGCGGCTTACGGGAATTAGTCCCTTTGACGCTAGCGGTGCTCCTCTCTTTGGGGCTCCGGTATTTGCTGCTGGTCTGAACAAGATCACCGGTGAGTATCAAGGTCCCTACAACCACTTTGTGAAGAAGGCGGGAGTTTTGAAGAAGAGCTTGAGTCCTGTCACTCTTGCTCAGACGATCGATTTGGTTTCCGAACACCTCATCACGTCTCTCCGCGCGCGTGGTGTGACTACACTGCGTCCAGTCACATTGGAGATTGCCCAGAATGGCGATCCTTGTGACTTTTACATGCGTGCGATGAAACCATCAACCTCAGGTGGTTTTCCCTGGCCCGGAGCGAAGAAGAAATTCTCCCGCGAGTGCTGTCTCGATTTTAAAGTCGATTCCTACATGCCCCTGTTCGATGTGAAGGAGCAGGTGTACGAGCAGTGTGCCGCCTATGAGCGCGGCGAGGATGCACTGCCTCTTCTTGGTGCTCAGTTGAAGGATGAGCCCAGGTCTCTTCAGAAGATTAGGGATCGCAAAACTCGCGTCTTTTGCATGTCGCCTTACGAGTCCACCCTCGTGAATCGCATGTTTTTGATGCCCTTCTACTCACTCATGGTTGAGCACGGTGACATTTTTCGAACTGCTATTGGCGTTAATATGCATTCGACTGATGTTGCTGACATTTGTTCAAACATGGCGGGCTTCCTCACCTT